ACAACACTACTGATTAGTGGTTGTTCTACGTTTAAACCAGAAAAACAGATTGTTACGGTAACAAAATTAGTTGAAAGACAGATACCAACTGTTCCTCATCCTAAACAAGTACGGATGAATGACGTTAAGATATATGTCGTTTCACCAGAAGAAAACTTTGAGGAATTTAAAAAAGAGTTTGAGGCAAAGAATGGTGCAGATTCATATATCGCAATATCTGTCAAAGACTACGAAAATCTGTCTAAGAATTTTGCAGAGTTGAGAAGGTATATTGAACAACAAAAACAAATTATCCTCTATTATGAGGAAGCGGTCAAACCGCAACTGAAGGAAGAAGATGACGGAGACATTTCCAAGTAAACCATACTTGATGGCAGTATTATCTGGTGTTGCATATAAAGAACCCAAAGATGCACAGAAGACTTTCAAGAAATATGGATATGGTAACTATCGTTTTATTGAGAAGGATGGTGCCCAATGTTATGTTGTGTGGAATACACAATATGCAATAGTAATTTTTAGGGGTACTGAGCCTAAAGAAATTTCCGACATTAAAGCTGATTTAAATGCAATTCAAAGAAAAGCATTTCATAACAGAGGTGATGTTCATGCCGGATTTCAAGGAGAGATAAACAAGATTTGGGATGACTTATCATTCACTCTTGCAGATTTGTCTGACCATCAAATCTTTATAACAGGCCACTCACTTGGTGCTGCGATGGCAACCATATGTGCGGCCAGATTAAGTAACAACTTTAATATAAGTTGTCTGTACACATTTGGTTCACCTAGAGTCGGTGATAAAAGATGGGTAAGAAATCTAAACATTCGACACTATCGCATCGTAAATAATAATGATGTTGTTACAAAAGTTCCATTTTGGTTAATGGGTTATAGACATCACGGTACACAGTGTTATATTAATCATTACGGTAATGTTCGCAAAATGACCTTTTGGCAAAGGATTAAAGACCAGTGGAGAGGTAGAGTTGCAGCATGGAAGAATAAAGAACCCTTTGATGGTATTCGTGACCATGACATTACTGCATACGCAAAGAAGATGAAAAATGTGGTTCTGGGCAATTAGTGCAATAGCAGGGTCTATTCTTGGGTCTGCATCATCAGCGTGGTTTGAAAAGACTGCGATGGGTCGTTGGTTCTATAAGAAGGTAGACAACATCTACAATTGGGCTGCAAAAAGATATGGACTAGAGATACTAAAGTCTGAAGACAAGTGGAGAAAGAAGCATCCAAATGTTGCAAAGAAAATGGATGACCTAGAAGAGAGAATCCAAGAACTAGAAAAATGGTTTGTTGACAAATAAAACAGTCAAATTATTTTGTTTGTCAAAACTTTGACAAATACTAAATATAATCAGGGAATAAAAAAATGTCAGTTGAAACAGAAATTGCATTGTTGAAAAGAGAGGTTGGTGACATGAAACAAATTCATGTTCGTCTAGATTCTGCAATTGAAAAGATTGCTGAGGTTTCCAGTTCCTTACATACAATCATGGCGGTTCATGAAGAGAAGTTAATTAGACAGGAAGAGGCATTGGACGAACAAGAGAAAAAACTTACAGAGAACATTATGGAGTTACATTCTCGCATTACGTCAAATGCTAAAGACACACACAAGTCTATGGGTGAAATGGAACGTAGACTTGTTGATGCAATGAATGAACATGGCAAACGTGAAGAAGAACAATTTCGTCAAATGCGTGAAGAATTGTCGCAGAGAGTTGGTGTTCTTGAGAAGTGGAGATGGCTCATTATCGGCGGGGCAATCGTAATAGGGTTTATTATCCAAAAGGTCTTGACAATCAACCTTTAACTGTATATACTCTGTTCTATGAGTATGTATATAGACCTAAAATATCTTAATCTAATATCACACAGACTACAACGGTTCAAGAAGAAGAGCGATTATCTCTGGAACTTTCGTTGTCCATTCTGTGGAGATTCCAAAAAGAGTCAGTCAAAGGCGAGAGGATTTGTCTTTCGTAAGAAGAGCGATTTATTCTACAAGTGTCACAACTGTAGTATGGGAACTAATTTATCTAATTTGATAAAACATATCGACTCTAAGATTCATGATGACTATATATTAGAACGGTACAAAGAGGGTCACACTTCAACAGGTAGAGGTGGCCATGTCGAGAATCCAAAATTCGATTTACCGAAACCTGTCTTTAACCAGAAGGGTATCTTTAAGAATGTCAAATCTTTCAGAGAAATTGGAAAAGAGCATCCTGCTTATCGGTTCATTGAAGACCGAAGAATTCCTAATGATAGCGATATCTATCTGGTCAATCAGTTTTATTCTTGGACTAACGAACTAGTTCCAAATAAGTTTCCCACCTTGGATGGTGACCACCCAAGGATGGTGATTCCGTTTCGTGATTCTGATGGTGACATATTTGCATACCAAGGAAGAGCGTTTGGGAAAGAAAAACCAAAGTACATTACCATCATTCTTGATGAGAGTGTGCCTAAAATATTTGGACTTGATAGGGTTGACACTTCTAGGGATATTTTTGTCGTGGAAGGCCCAATTGATAGTCTTTTTATACCAAACTGTATTGCGGTTGCTCAAAGTGACTTGCGTGTGCCTCAATACAAAGATAAAGCAGTTCTTGTTCCAGACAACGAACCAAGGAACAGGGAAGTAATTAAACAAATAGAGAAGGCGATTGATGAGAATTATAAGGTAGTAGTGTGGCCTGAATATGTGCGACAAAAGGACATTAATGATATGATACTGTCTGGAATGGACGCTGCAGAGATTACAAAATGTATACATACTAACACCTTCCAAGGATTATCAGCAAAAGTCGAACTTCAAAAATGGAAAAAAATTTAGGAGAAAATAAATGCAGACAGCAGAAGTTGTGGAGTTTCCAATGGTGAGAGACTCACAGTATTTGGGGATTGTCATAGATTTTAAACGTGACAATACTCTATCAGAACAAGCATCAAAGTTATTAAAAGATTATTATTGTGTTGAAGGTGAAGATAGTCCACAACAAGCGTTTGCAAGAGCATCAGTTGCATATTCATATGGAGATATGGAACTCGCACAAAGAATTTACGATTACGTTTCAAAGGGGTGGTTCATGTTTGCATCACCTGTATTATCAAATGCACCTTTGCCTGGTCAAAAGGTAAAGGCGTTACCTATTTCTTGTTTTCTAACTTATGTTCCAGACTCGTTAGAAGGTCTTATTGACCATACGGCGGAACTGAGATGGCTTTCTGTGAAGGGTGGTGGTGTCGGTGGTCACTGGTCTGATGTACGAGCAGTATCCGACAAAGCCCCAGGCCCAATGCCATTTTTGCACACAGTTGATGCAGACATGACAGCATACAGACAGGGTAAGACAAGGAAAGGTTCTTATGCTGCGTACATGGATATTACACATCCAGACATCATTGAATTCTTGAACATGAGAGTTCCTACAGGTGATGTTAATCGTAAGAACCTTAACTTGCACCATGCAATTAATATTACTGATTCTTTCATGCGAGCAATTGAAAGAGATGAGATGTGGGATTTACTTGACCCTAACGATGGGTCAGTTCGTGATTCCATGAAAGCAAGAAAGTTATGGGAACAAATTCTAGAGGTAAGATATCGTACAGGTGAACCATACTTGAATTTTATTGACACTGCTAATCGTGCGATGCCACAAACCCAGAAAGACAAAGGATTAAAAATTCATGGTTCTAATCTTTGTAACGAAATTCATTTACCGACATCTGAAGAAAGAACAGCGGTTTGTTGCTTGTCTTCAGTCAATGTCGAATTGTTTGAGGAGTGGAAAGGTACGACAATGATTCGTGACCTTGTTCGATTCTTGGACAACGTATTACAATTCTTTATTGATAACGCACCAGATGAGATTGGTCGTGCAAAATACTCTGCACAACAAGAGAGGTCACTTGGTCTTGGTGCAATGGGATGGCATTCATTTTTAAACAGAAAGAGAATTCCTTTTGATTCAGAGGCAGCAAATGTATGGAATGCAGTTGTATTCCAATATATTCAAAAAGAAGCAGTTGAAGAAAGTTTAAAGATGGGTTCACAAAGAGGAGAGGCACCAGATATGGAAGGCACTGGTAGACGCAATGCACATCTACTTGCAATCGCTCCGAATGCAAACAGTTCTATTATCTGTGGTACTTCACCATCAATCGAACCAATCAAGGCAAATGCATACACACATAGAACTCGTGCCGGTTCACATCTTGTGAAAAACAAGTATCTTGCAGAAGAACTAGAAAAGGTTGATAAGAACACCGATAAGATATGGAAGACCATTATCACTAATGGTGGTTCTGTACAACACTTAGATTTCTTATCTGATTCTGTCAAAGAAGTTTTCAAGACTGCAATCGAACTTGACCAGAATGTGTTGGTAAAACAGGGTGGTGATAGACAAAGATTTCTTTGCCAAGGTCAGTCATTGAATCTATTCTTCCCTGCTGGTGCAGAGAAAAAGTATTTACACCAAGTACATTACAATGCATGGAAAGAGGGTTGTAAAGGTCTTTATTATTTAAGAACAGAAACAGGTCAACGTGCAGAAAACGTATCCCAAAAAGTAAAACGTGATGCACTAAAAGATTATGAAACACAGGCAGTTGCAGCATCTCAAGAGGAATGTGTGGCGTGTCAAGGGTAGTTGAATTAACAGAAAGTGCAAGAGAGTATTTAAGACAGGTAGGCAAACCAAATGTCTACCTGTCTGTTAAAGGTGGTGGGTGTTCTGGTTTCCAATATGTTTGGGAAGTAACAGATGAAGAACCTACCGTTGAAAATCTAGTGATTGACCCAGTTGCAGAAATGTTTGTGTTGGGTTGTACAGTGGATTATGTAACAGAATTGGGTGGTTCATTTTTAAAAGTGAGCAATCCAAATGCAACTGCATCTTGTGGGTGTGGTGAAAGTTTCGCAGTTTAGGAGAAAAAAATGGAAATACGAGTAGTAACTAAATCAGACTGTCCTTTTTGTGACATGACCAAAAAATGGTTTGACGAAAATGGATTTGAGTACACCGCTGAGGTAATTGATAATGAAGAGGAACGTCTTGCGTTCTATCAATCAATCAATGGTATCAATGAAATCGTTGGTAAACCAAATGATGTTCGCAGAGTAAATTCTGTGCCACAAATCTTTGTAGACGGTGACCGTATCGGTGGATACGATGACTTGATGCAATATGCTGAAACACTTTTCAAGAAGAGAGGTGCTGGCAGTCTATTGAAATTTAGTGAAACTTATAAACCATTTTATTATCCTTGGGCAGTTGAAATCACAACAAGACATGAAAAGGTACACTGGATTGAAGATGAACTTGATTTATCTGAGGACGTATCTGATTGGAAGTCTGGTAAAGTTACTAATGCAGAGAAAGATTACATTACCAACATCCTTAGACTGTTTACACAGGCAGACGTTGCAGTTGGACAGAACTATTATGACCAGTTGATTCCAAAGTTCAAGAATAACGAAGTCAGAAATATGTTAGGTTCATTTGCTAACAGAGAAGCAATCCATCAACGTGCATATGCACTGTTGAATGAGACACTTGGTTTGCCACCAGAAGAATACCATGCATTCCTTGAGTATTCAGAAATGGCAGACAAGATTGACTTCATGATGGATTCAAACACATCGACACACAGAGGTCTGGCACTAGCGATGGCAAAGTCAGTGATGAATGAAGGTATTGCTCTGTTTGCATCGTTTGTGATGCTGTTGAACTTCCAGAGATATGGAAAGATGAAAGGTATGGGAAAGGTCGTAGAATGGTCTATTCGTGACGAATCTATCCATGTAGAGGGGATTGCAAAATTATTCCGACAGTTCTGTACAGAATATCCTAAGATTGTAAATGATGAGTTCAAATCAGAAATCTATGAGATGGCAAGACAATCAGTAAAACTAGAAGATAAATTTGTTCAGTTAACTTATAAGATGGGTGCTCCAGATGGTCTTGAATCGTCAGATGTAAAGACCTATATAAGATATATTACTGACAGAAGGTTACTTCAGTTGGGATTAAAACCAAACTTCAAGGTTAAAGAAAATCCTCTACCGTGGTTGGAATGGGTACTTAACGGTGCAGACCATACCAACTTCTTTGAAAATAGAGTGACCGAATATGAGGTTGCTGGATTGACTGGCTCTTGGGATGATGCGTATGAGGACGCTGCATAAATATGAGTAGAAAAATTATCTCCTGTGAGGAATGTGATGCAGAATTTACAGTACGTCATGGAATGTCAGAACATCACTATGAAATAAAGTACTGTGTTTTCTGTGGCGCAGAAATCCCAGAAGATAATGAAGATGACTTATACGATGAAGAAGAAGAGTATTGAAAACACAAAGTGCGAAAGCAAAAGGTAGAAGGTTGCAACAATGGGTTCGTGACCTTCTCATTGAAAAATTGGATGTTCATCCAGAAGATGTTGAATCTAGGTCAATGGGCGCTGGTGGTGAAGACTTGATTATGGCAAGGGCTGCGAGAGAAAAGTTCCCTTATTCTATTGAGTGTAAAAACCAAGAAAAAGTAAACGTGTGGGAATCATATTCTCAAGCAGTTGAAAATTGTAAAGACTATGAACCAGTGGTTGTTATCAAACGTAACAATCATAAACCACTTGTGGTAGTTGATGCTGAATATTTTATAGGACTGCATAAAGGTGATATATCGACATAATAACTTTGTATTAGACATGAATGGAAACAAAGGGAAACTCTATGTCAATGGACGGTTGCGTTTTATGGGTGACCCATATGTTGCAATACAGATGATGTTGCGATTTTCAGAGAATCACCCAGATGTTAAATATATGTTTCGACACCAACTGGCCATGCGAGAGAAACCACGTTTTACCAAATCCGAAAAAAAGACCACACCTGTGCAAAAATGACGCTACTGTTTTTCCATATGTGCAACAGTTAGGACAGTAATACTGTTATAAATAGTTGGACATTCCCCCTAACGAAACTCATCAAAGGAGAAATAACCTATGTCAATAGGACTAGTACTACGACATACTTACGAGGAGACTTGTGAGATATGTGACAAAATCGCTGTGTGGTTTTCAATGGTCGCAAAAAAATGGAATATGATTTTTACCAAAATAGGATATGCAAGAGCAGCTTCACAACTTGCATCTCAAGGATATTATGAAGAAGCAAAAGCACTTATGACAGAAAAGGATAATTTAAAATGAAAGTGATTACGTTTATAGGAACAGTATTTGCGTTTGTATTTTTTGCAAACCTTGCCTATGCAAAAACTGTTGAAATCGAAATGTTAAATAAAGATGGAGCAGGCCGTAAAATGGTCTACTCAAACGAACTTGTAAAGATTGATGTTGGAGATACTATTACATGGTTACCAACATCAAAAGGACATAATGTGGAAATCATTGCCGCACCACAGGGATTTGACATCCCAAAGAAATCAAAGAACGGTAAAGAGGTTGCAATCGAATTTGCTGTGCCAGGCGTTTACTACTATTGGTGTACACCACACAAAGGTATGGGTATGATTGGTCTTGTCGTTGTTGGTGAAGATATCTCAAACATTGATGACATTGCAAAAGCAAAGGCAATGGGCAAATCAAAAAAGAAACTTAAAGCACTTTTAGAACAACTCTAAGGGGTTAGATTTGATATATAATATATCATGCAATTCCTATATAACATCTTCATCTCATGGTTTCTCATGTTGCTCACAGCGGGCCTCATGGGTAAATCATGGGTTGGCGAATCAGTACTAGAAGAATATGTATTTTGGGTGGTGATTCTCACCATTTTCACCATTTTCTACAAAATTTACCAAAAGTTTTTTCAAAAAAAATCATAAGTCCTTGTTTTTCAAGGACTTTTTTTTTCATTTTTCTCTTGACTTTGTTCTCATAACATCGTATAGTGTATATGTAATTGAGAGAAAGGAAACGAAATGACAAATATTGACTATATTAATGCTTACAACGGTGGCATCAAGATGTACAGTGGTGTTGGTAATGTTGTTGGGTGGGGTAAGACTGCCAAACATATTGCGTATGTGATTGCGACACATGGTCTTGCTGATGCAGTGTTCGGTGGAAGTAGCATGGACTTTGCAGACGAAGAAGGATTTGACCACTACGATGGTGCGAAGATACTTTGGGATGAAGCACTTGCAATGGCAGAAATTATGAAAGGTGGTGAATAATGGGTTATTTTTATCAAGATTGGAAGGACAAGAAATTGTTTGTAGAAGATTCAGAAGGTCAGTTTGTAATGAACTTTGGTGAGGCAGAGAAGTCAATGATTGAGAATCTTGAAAGTGCTGTCATCAATCTCACAGAGGGTGCTTCTGATGAGAAGAGAATGGCGATTGGATACATGGAGTATCTTGCCGACTGCCTGAAAAAAGGTAAACTTGAAGTGAAGTGGAATATCTCATAGGAGTAGAAATGTTTAACAATGTAGGTCACCCCATCGAAGGTTGGGCAATTTTGAAATGTGAATCAGACAATCAACCAGAGATTGTTTCTTTGCATCAATGTTTGGGTAATGCAGAGGAAGAGAAGATGGTTCTAAATGAGATGGCTGAAGGTACAGATACCACCTTTGTGGTTAAAAATACTTTCGGTTGTATGATAGAAACTGTCTAAAAACTACTTGACATTCGTTATGAAAACAAGTATAATGAATATAGAAAGTGAGGAGAATATTATGGAAACATTGGATTTGAAGGTTCTTGGATTTGAGAACGATGAATATACAAGTGTAAATGGTACTTGCTACCAAGGTGTTATCAAAACAACTTATGACCAGTTGGTAGAAATTTTTGGTAAACCAACATACACAGAAGCTGACCCATATGAAAAGGTCAATGCAGAGTGGATTATCGAATCGAAAGTCGTTAACAAAGACGAAGATGACGATGATTATTTCTACAAACCATTTACTATTTACAACTGGAAAACTGGTTACATTCCTACTGAAGAGTATGAGTGGCATATCGGTGGTCATGATTTTGAGGCAAAGGAGATTGCAGACGCAATCTTTGAGAACCACATAAATAGTAAATCGGAAGGATAAGATGTTATGGTAACAACTACAGTCGCAACGACAATTACAATGATTGCTACAATATTTGCATTCTACTATGGCAAACACCTTGGTAGTAAAGCGAGTGTGGAGAAGATTGTTGATTCCATGTTGGATAAGATGGAAAAGGATGGTTATATCAAAACCAAGAAAAACAGTTTAGGACAAACAGAATTAATTCCCATAAAAGACTTGACAAATGGGTAATAATTTTGTATGATTAGTTTGAGAGTCGGAATTAAGGTTGGTTGGCCCAGAGTGAAAGTTCCAAATATTATGGTCTGGGGATGCAAGTTTCCGACTCTCAACTTTAAATTATGAAAGAGGTGAAAATGAAATATATTATGATACCAGCGATGTTTGCACTATCCATGTGTACACCAGTTCACGCAATGGAAAATCAAGATTGCAAATATACAAAGACGGTGAACCAGAGTGGCGGTGAGATTGTCAGTTCAACAACTGATTACGATTGTAAGACAACGCCTACAGTCATTGTAAAAGAAAGTGAACCTACTGTTATTTACAGAACAGGTACGACAGTTAGCAGTCCAGTAACGACAACCAGAGTTGTCTCATCGACTCCTGTCTACCAAAACAATCATCAAACAACAAACGTAGTAACTGAAGTTGCAAAACAAATAATTTTTGGTAACAGCACCCACAGAGTTGTCGGCCCTGTCGTGTTGTGGAATAGACAACAAGGTAAATGTTATAGCCAGTGGGGAACTGGTGGTGGCATGAAGTGTTACTGATGTTTAAAATATTATTTGGAATTCTGATGGGAGTAGTAATCGTCACCTATTACCCAAATATTTCAGAAGTCGCCGCAGACCTTTTTGTGGAAAGTGGTGCTCGTGACGTAATCATAGAAAAATTGGAAGAGGTGAATTGATTATGATTAAGAATATAGTTGTGATTGGTGCGATGGGTTTGACCCTTGGTGCCTGTAGTGCAACAAACCCACTTGGTGGTGCTAATACTGCCAACGTGAAAATTGGTACTCCACCTGTAGGTGTTATAAAGTCTGCATACGAGTATCAAGCAAACAATGTGAAAGAACAGGTAGACCTAGTACCAAAATGGTATACTAAGATGCCTACGAAGGATGATGCAATTTACGCTGTAGGAACTGCGAATACACCAGACTTACAACTCTCAAATGATATTGCGATTTTGAGTGCGAAAACGACTCTTGCTGACAGGATTAACGGTAGAGTGAATTCTGTTACTAAGAGTTTCGTAACGAAGGTTGGTTCGACAGATGCAGATGCATCCATCATCAACGAGATTCAAACTGCAACCAAAAACATTATCGCTGATGTTGATGTTGCTGGTTACAATGTTACTGAATCAAAGGTGGTGTCAAACGGTACACAGTATCGTGTGTATGTTCTTCTGGAATATTCAGATGAGAATGCACAGAAGATTCTGTTGAACCGACTCAAGAAGGATAGGATGTTGATTACGAAACTTAAAGCGAATGAAGCGTTCCAAGAACTTGAGAACGATGTCAATAATGCTAACAAAGCAGAACTTGACCGTGTTGACCAGATTATTAAAACGGAAACACAATAGGAGACTAAATGCACGTTACGGTAAGAAAAGGTAGAGATGGGAAACCAGATGTAAACGGTGCTATTCGTGTTCTTAAAAAGAAACTCATGAAAGAAGGATTCTTTCAAGAATTAAGAAGGAGAGAATCCTTCATGAGTAAAGGTGAAAAGGAACGAAAAGCAAAAGCCGCTGGTAGAAAACGGTGGCAACGAAAACAGGAAAAACTAAAGGCAGAGAGAGGATACTAAAATGCCAAGACGTAAGATGACACCAGAACAAAGAGAAGCTGCAGCAGAACGGTTGCGTCTTGCAAGGGAAAAAAGGTTGCGTGAAAACCCACCTAAGTATTCTAATATACACCCATCTGTTTTGACGTTACCAGATGAACATCCATTCTCAAGAGTGAGTGTTGTTAAATATATCAAAACCCAGAAGGAACAACTTTCTTCATATCGGGCTGCGATACGTCAAAAGGTAAAGGGTGCGATTGCAAATGAAGCATCATGCAGAGCGTATATCCGTAATTGTGAAACGTATCTGCGAAATGGTGATTGGTGTGATAACTACTATGGTGAATACCAAGAAAAGAAAGTCAAGTGGGTAACTGTTGTGCCTGCTGGTCGAAAGGTGGAAGATGGCGAATGATGAAACAACGAATGTGGTGCAGTTTCCGAAAAAGTACATGGGGATTGCACCGAAAGTGACAAACTTTGATGCGATGAAACTGAATAAGGAAATACAGTTCGCAGATGAATTGACTGATGGTATAATGGTGTCTATGATTCATAATATGGATGAAAATGATATTGAGATTACTGATGCTGGTTTTATACAAGACATTGCATTTTTGTCTGAAGCAATCAAAGCAACAATTTATAGAGATAGAGGGTTTACTCATCCTTTTCAGAATTTGATTGAGTTGATTGCAAATGTGACTTATGATGAAGAAGAAAAAAGACACCATGTAGATATGGATATGGAACTGATAAGAGAATTATCAGAAGACTTTACAGAGGATGATGGGCCAGATAAGGCATAGGTGAAATATGATATTAGTTGACATGAACCAAGTGACACTTTCTAATCTGATGATTCAGATTGGTCGCAGCACTGAGGTTGACCCAGACATGGTTCGCCATATGGTTCTTAATTCATTAAGAGGTTATCGAAGTCGGTTCAATGAAGAATTTGGAGAACTGGTATTATGTTACGATAACAAGAGTAATTGGAGAAGACAATACTTTCCTAATTACAAACATGGTAGACGTAAAGACCGTAAGGCATCGACATTAGATTGGGGTTCAATATTCGATACCTTGCATTTAATCAAACAAGAATTACAAGACAACTTTCCATACAAGGTACTAGAAGTAGAAAACGCAGAGGCAGATGATATCATCGCTTCAGTAGTACGATATGTTTCAGAATCCCCCTCTCACTATGAGAAGGTGTTAATTGTATCTGGTGATAAAGATTTCATTCAGTTACAAAAACACAATTTCGTTACACAGTATAGTCCAGTACTGAAGAAGTTTGTTAATGGTATTGACCCAGATGTTTATATCAAAGAACACGTTCTAAAGGGTGACCGTAGTGACGGTGTACCAAACTTCCTATCACCAGACGATACCTTTGTAAATGAGATGCGTCAGCGTCCTATCTCAAAGAAGAAATTGGCGACATGGATTGACCTAGAACCAGAAGACTTCTGTAATGAAGAGATGTTGAGAAACTATCAACGCAACAGGACACTAATTGATTTGGAGTACGCACCCACAGAGGTACATGAAGCGTGTGTGGAAACCTATCTAAATAGTACGGTAAATGATAGAAGTGGTCTATTAAACTACTTCATTAAACATCGACTAAAAAACCATATGGAAAATATTGGAGACTTTTAAAATGGCAGTGAATACATATACACCTCTTTTACATGAGGTGCTGAAGAAAGTTCATAATGCAAAGACTAAAGAAAAGAAGATTGAAATTCTTAGAGAGAATAATAGTGATGCATTGCGAATGATTATTAAGGGTTCGTTTGACCCTAATATTGAATGGGTTGTACCAGAAGGTGACGTTCCTTACAATAAGAATGAAGCCCCAGATGGAACTGAACACACTTTACTCTTCCAAGAGTCAAAAAAGTTGTGGAGATTCATCAAAGGTGCAGACAACAAAACCCCCCAATGGAAGAAGGAAAATATGTTCATTCAGATATTGGAAGGTCTGTCTCAAGGTGAGGCAGAAGTTTTAGTTGCCGCAAAGGATAAAAAACTACATCAAGTCTATAAAGGACTTTCAGCGGCAGTTGTCAAAGAAGCGTTTGGATGGAATGACGAATTCTATAATCCAAATAAGTAAAACTTCTTGACATTTTGGTGCTTATAGAGTACTATGATTAAAGACTTAGTAATGAGGTTGTTATGAAAAACGGAACACAACTCCTCTCTCTCTCACTTGAAGTGTTCCGATTCGCAGTGATTTGCTAAAGTCTTGGGGGGAAACGAACTTTCCCCCCACTTTTTTTTCTAAACCCTTGATTTTACTCAATTATTTAGTTCATTTTTTCCTTGACAATGTTCTTAAAACAGAATATACTATACTAGTAATGATGAGAAAGAAGGTAGATATGAATTACGTTACTGTCAATGGAGGCAACAAAGTCCAGAGAAAAATCTGCGAAGATGTTGCTAACTTTATGATTGGTAAACTGATGCCTAGAATGAGAACTCTGGACATCGAAATTAATCTACAGAAACTTACAGGTGATGCTGTTGGTTGGTGTCAGATGGATGATACAAACCGTGAGTTCACTATTGATGTTTCTAAAAACCTATCAATCAAAGAACTGGTTACTACTATTTGTCATGAGATGATTCATGTCAAACAGTATGCAAGAAAAGAAATGACTGATGATTTGGTTGAGAACGGTTGTGCTGTTTGGAGAGGTCGCAAGGTCAATCCTAACACAAAGTATTACGACTTACCTTGGGAGAAGGAAGCGTATCGTCTACAAGACAAATTTGCAAACCTAGTATGGAATGAGGAGATTATATAATGGAACAAGTTGCAGTTATTCACACAGCGTTTGAGGACAAACCATCCACAGTCGCTTTCGTAAACGTGAAAGAGGATATGACACTTATTGAGAAACTTGAGTATGCGTATCGTTGGACACAAAATATCTTTGACAGTTGGTCATTGAAAATGCCAGAAGATGGTAATGATGATGTTACCGTTATGGGTGATATTTCTGATGGGTACGGCTTACGTTCTACTTCAGTTGGTGACCAAGTTCTGGTTGGTACGGAGAAATATGTTGTTGCTCCAATGGGATTTAAAACACTTGATGGAGAACCAGTATGATGAAATTGAAAGAGAACAAGGTCATGACAATTGACCTTGACGGCCCAAACGGTAATGCATTTTACCTTTTGGGTACAGCACAACTACTCGCAAAACAATGTGGGTTGGATGATGTTACGATAACAGAAGAGATGCAGTCTGGTGACTATATGAATTTGGTCAAAACAATGGACAAGTATTTCCCTTTTGTTGTTTTTGAAACAAACAACCCAGAATACATGGAGGCGTTTCATGCTTAAGGAACTTGTTCTGGGAACAATGATGTCGTTGACACCAACTGCAAGTGCAGATACCGTTCCGACACATAAACAGTGGCAGATAGACCAAGCATACTGTCTCGCACAGAATGTTTACTTTGAGGCACGAAATCAACCACTTGCTGGTCAGATGGCAGTTATATCAGTCACAATAAATCGAGTAAACGACAAACGATTTCCTAATAGCATTTGTGGTGTAGTCTATGAAGGCCCACATCGTCCAAGTTGGAAAGATAATACGGTTATGATTCCAGTTCGACACCGTTGTCAGTTCAGTTGGTATTGTGACGGATTATCAGACCGTATACATGATATGACAATATTCGATAACATCTTCAACCTAACAATGGGTGTTATAGATGGTAGTTATACAATTGCAGATATTACAGAAGGTGCAACACACTATCATGCAGACTATGTAGAACCAGCATGGGCAAAGACTAAGACCAAGACGATAGAGATTGAAGACCACATCTTTTATCGCTGGGAAGTTCAAGAATGAAGTCCTTGACAATTCTAATATTTCTCAGTATGATGTTATCTGGTTGTATGCAAACAGTTGAACTAGGTTCAACATTGTACAAGAAATATTGGTTGGAGACTATATCATGAATATTTTTTATTTGAACAATGACCCTAAGATTTGTGCTCAGATGCACAACGACAGTCATTGCAGTAAGATGATTATTGAGTATGCTCAGTTGATGTCTACTGCACATCGTTTCCTTGACGGTGAACACTACTACGGTAAGACTGCGAATGGTCGTAAGATTGCAAGGTGGTTACATCCAGACCCAGACATGGAGAGTGTATTGTACAAAGCATCACATATCAAACACCCAAGTGGAATCTGGACTCGTAAATCAAAACAGAATTATATGTGGTTGTACAATATGTGGACAGAACTAAATACAGAGTTTATGTATCGGTACAACAAAAATGTACCACATGAGAGTTTTCGCAAACTAGAAAAGGTTCTTGCAACACCACCAAAGAATATGTACGAGGTTGGTTTCTGTGAACCGTATCAGGCAATGTTTGATGATGTCAAGAATCCAAACAGTTCAATACAGGCTTATCATGACTACTATATAAAGTATAAACAGCATTTGGCGAAGTGGACAAAAAGAGGAGCTCCGTATTGGTATGAACAAAGAGCAGCATGACCCAGAACCAGAACGGTATTACGATTGGATGTTGTGGAAAATGAGACAGGAAAGAAAACAAGAACCTGTTGTTATGACAACAGAACAGATGCATCAACGAGAGCTTGCAGATATGCAAGCACAAGTTCATGCATTACAATTAAGAGTGAAAGAACTAACAGATGCCCTATTACAACTTCAAGAACAACGAGACAGGTGAAGAGTGGGAAGAATTCTTTACCATTTCTGGTAGGGAAGACTTTCTGAAAGAGAACCCACATATCACACAGACACCATCAATTTTTGGTATCGCTGGTGGCACAGGCGACAGAATTAAAAATGATTCTGGATGGAAAGAAAACTTATCACGGATTGCAGAAGCACATCCATCATCTGCACTTGCAGACAGGTATGGTAAAAAAACAACCAAGGAAATTAAGACTAGACAGGTGTTAAAGAAACATAAAGTGATATAAATAAAACTGTACTGGTGAGAAACTACAGCACCCTCGCAATGAGATTGGAAGCTGTGTGGTCAATCCACCATTGTACAGGAGTGATAGTAACTCTATCACTCCACTTTAAATTATAGTGAGTAAAAATATGGCAAAGAAAAAAGATGTGACAGGTGATAGTCTGGTAAAGGTAAAACCAATCACAGACAACCAAAAAATTGTATTTGATGAATACGGAAAAGGACAAAATTTATTCTTGCATGGTGCTGCCGGTACAGGTAAAACATTTGTATCACTTTACCTTGCACTAGAACAGGTTCTTGACCCATCAACCCCATACGAATGTGTATACATTGTAAGGAGTGCAGTTCCAACTAGAGAAATTGGATTTCTGCCAGGCGATGAAGAAGATAAGACTGCACTGTTTCAAGTACCGTACCAGAACATGGTACAGTTTATGTTTGAACAGGCATCCGATAGTGCGTTCAGTATGTTATATGACAGACTGAAAGTACAGGGCAGTATTATGTTCCTCACCACTTCTTTCCTAAGAGGTATCACGTTAGATAATGCAATCATCATAGTTGATGAATGTCAGAATCTAAACTTCCATGAATTGGATACTATCATGACTCGTGTAGGACAGGATAGTAAGATTATATTCTCTGGTGATTACTTCCAGACCGATTTGCAGAAGAATGGTGAGAAAGAAGGGTTGGGTTCATTTATGTCAATCATTGAAGCCATGGAAGAATTCTCCACGATTGAATTTACTATTGGTGATATTGTGCGTTCTGGTTTAGTTCGCAGTTATCTTATCAATAAAATCAAACAGGGGGTTGATATCTAATGGCAAAGATGTTTAGTAGTGCAACCGTCCATGAACATACTTATAAAGGTACGTCTATGGGAAAGAAACCAATTACGTCTACGATGAACAAACATAAACGTAGGTCGTTTAAAAAATATAGAGGACAAGGTAAAAGATGAGTAATTTTGATGAATGTTTGAAACTCATACTCCACCATGAAGGCGGATATGTGAATCATCCTAAAGACCCTGGCGGCGAAACCAACATGGGTGTAACCAAGAGAGTCTACGAAAAGTGGTGTATGGAAAATGACCTTCAGCAGAAGGACATGAAAGATTTAGAATTTAATGATGTTGCCCCCATCTACAAAGAAAACTATTGGC